AGTAGTCAAGCAGACACAGGTGATTATTCAGGATTATATCTTGCAATAGGTGGTTATTATTCAACAAGTTTCCTTTTAACAGGTCATATAGATGAATTCCGTATCTCAAACATTGCAAGATATTTTTATTTGAATACTAATGCAGACTTCAGCAATGGAGAAACAGGATGGACAGATGTTGATAACATTTGGACTGCAAGCAATGGTCAAATATCTGAATCAGATACTTCTGCAACTGGAGATTTAGAAAGTTCTACATTTGCACTGACTGCTGGAACAACTTACAAAGTCATAATTGATGTAGACAGTGTTAGTGGTGGATCACCAAGTGTGTATATGAAGAATGATACAGAAAGTGTAAATGAACTGATTGGTTCATACAGCAGTGCAGGCAAATTTGAATTTGAATACACGCCAACCACAACCAGTTCAGACTACTATGTTATGACATCAGGTAGACTTGCTGTAATGACATTAAACCTATTTGGTGTGTTGAATCTAAATTATGAACAAACTTGGATCAACGATGAAAACACCCTGCTCTTACTACATATGGATGGCACTGACGGAAGCACAACATTTATTGACGACAATGGTGCCCCCGCCAGTTACTGGAGTGAGTAATGAGTGACCAATACATCACCTATTATGTAGAAGACTATGTTGCCGCTGACTATTATGCGGATGAACTCTACTATGATGGTGATTATCTAGTTGCTGGCTACTATGAAGGTGAACAGGTTGTTGTCACAGCCCAAGCAGACCTTGTAGCACAAACAGTTACAACAGCAAATGCAGGACGCAAAACTGTATTTGCCAGCACAATGGTGGCACAAACCAGTGTAACAGCACTTGGACTGCGTGACAGAGACATATTCATGTCAGCGTTTGATCAAAGCACAGTATCAACCGAAGCAACTAGACAGAGAGACAATGCTGTCACTACTGCGACCAGTTTTGCCATAGCACTAGACTACATTGTGCAGAAAGACAGTGGTGCTAATCTTGCCAGTGAACACACACAAACCGTAATCTATCAACGCAACCGTGACACACAAACAGCAACGCAGGTTGCGTTTGCCGTGAGTGCAGAAGCACAAGCAACAGTATCCTTTGACACAGCAACACAAAGCACCTTTAACCTAACTGCTGATGCAGGCGTAGTAAAATCTATTGCCAGTGCAGCAAACGCAAACAGCACTGTAACAGCAATACCTACCAAACAGAAACAGATTTCAAGCACAATAAGTTCACAGACCGAACTTGCAGTTAGATACCTTAAATGGACAACTAGATTTACTAATCCTAACAGACCATTGAATATGCAACTGCTAGGGTCTGATATGGCTATTGTCAGCAATCCTGTTAAATGGGGCACTGGTGCACTACAAGCAGGCAATGACACCAGAAACTTTGGTAAGGTAGACTTTTCAGGCACCTTTGCTTATCCGCAAGCCGGACAAAACTTTGTGTTTGAGTTTTGGGTTAGAAACACAGCGGCCAATAGTGTCTATTTCATACTGGGTAACCAAGATGGTTTCTTAAATGACACTACTTGGGGTGTGGGTAATGACGCAAGTGGCAATGTCTATTTTAGATTCCGAGAACCACAAGGCACTGACAGAACCATACAATCAAGCATTGCAGGTCCTACATCATCTGAATGGAAACACATTGCTGTAAGAAGGTCAGGAAGCACTATACAGTTATTAGTAGATTCTGTTGTTGGTGCATCTACCAGTTACAGCGGTGCATTCTTGACTATTTTGACGGAGACAGTTTAGACCAATACAAAACACCAATACAATTTACTGATTCACCTAATCTAAATGTTAACAGCCAGTTAGCGTTAGAATCTAGTGTTACCTACATCGCAGATGCACAACTGCAAAGTCAATCCGCATTAACAGTAGACGGTGGATTCCAAAAAGAATATGAACTAACTGCATTTGATGAAACTGTATTGACTGTATCAGCAGGCATAATCAAACCTTTGGCAAGCACACAGAACAGCACCACAACTACAAATGCTCTTGCTGGTGTAATCTTTAGCCTAGAAAGCAATGTAGCCAGTCAGTCTGTGACAACAGCACTGCCAACCCGTGCAAAACCGTTAGCAAGCACAATCTCCGGCACTACTGTCACTGTGACTGTTAATGAACGCATAGGCGGTGTGATTGCACTGCTAAACAGCCAGTTTACCACACAAAAGACCTATGCTGAACTTGACTACTATGCACCAGACTACTTCGTTACTGAAGAAATCAACACTGAAGTTACCTACAGTGGTGCATTGGATGCTGTCAGCCAAACAGTGACAGCGGTTGCAACCAGTGTAACCAAGCCAACCGCAAGCACAGTAGCCGCACAAACAGAACTATTGGCACAACCAACAATACTGCGTGGCTTTGACACTAGTGTAAGCACTCAAACAGAACTTTCTGTTAACACTGAAATAGCATTCGATGCCGAAGTAGACTTGACAAGCACCAGTGAAGTAGAAGTCACAGGCGTTATCGTGCAGGGCGTTGGTGCTGTATTGGTTTCACGCACAGAACAGACTGCCAACGCAGACAGAACTAGAAGTGCCGATACTGCTGTAAGCACACAAACTGTCACAGTGTTCAACACTGACAACTCGCTGTTCTTGCAGGGTGTTGTGGACATTGCGTCACAGACCACTACAACAGCACAGCCTACTCGTGTGAAGCAGATAGACAGCGACCTTGTTGGCACCAGCATAACACTAACAGCGGCTGGTAAAGCAGGCCAGTTCATAGTTGAAACCAGAACTGAAAGCACACTCACTGTGGACGCAGACTTTGTGGTGCGTCCAACTGTAGCATTACAAGCACAAACTGCAACAACTGCAACTGCAACAAGAATCAAGAGCCTGTCAAGCAGTGTTACCGCAACTGCCACAGTAATACCAAACGGCACTACATTCTTGACTGGCACTGTGGATGCTGAAGCAAGCACCGCAGTCACCGCTGATCTAACCAAACTGGTAGGCTTTACAGCAGACATTGCCGCAGACACAGAACTCTTAGCAACAGCAACATTTATAACACCAATAGACAGCATAGTTGCCAGCCTAGGCACAATGACAGTGTCCGGACTGCGTGTTAAACCACTCGCAAGTGCAGTAAATACTACCACAAACACAGACTTCACAGCATTCAAGCAGGTCCAAGCACAAACCAGTTTGGTTGCTTTCAATTATTTTACACATTTGATTGGGTTGAATGGTTGCCCGATGGTGACGAACTAAGCACGGTGGAATACACCGTTACAGCAAGGGCAAATGACCCTGACCCATTAATCAAGGTGTCAGAGGGCATACAGGGCACAACCACCTATATTGAACTGAGTGATGGTCAAGCAGACAAAATCTACACTGTGACTGCGAAAATAACCACAGATGACGGATTGGTTGATCGCAGAAACTTCAGAGTCAGGGTCAAGAATAGGAGTGCATAATGAGTTTGGCGGATGAAAGCAAAGACCTCACAGTGCATGTGAATGTGTGTGCAGAAAGATATCGTGGCATAGAAGAAAGGTTTGAAAGCCTTGAAAACAAAGTTGACACAATACACACGGATGTCACAGAAGGCAACAAAACAACCAGAAACATTGTGATTGCCAGCACTGTTACCATTGTGTTAAGCATACTAGGGTTGATAGTCACTGTTGGTGTAAACTAATGGATGAGCAAACATTCTTAGACCGTGTAGAAGAACTGTGTGAAACCGCCGTGGTTGATGGACAACTTCGAGTCAAGCGGTTCAAACACACTAATCAGTGTTGTGAGCGTGACACCAAAGGACAGGGATGCAGACGCAATCTGAGATACTGCCGCTTTGAACACAGCACGGTATTGGTTGATGTGTGTGCAAACTGTAGAAGGCTGTTTGTTAATGGCGAACCAGCACTGGAACCACAAGAATACAACAGAAACAATGCTGCCTATTTTGTTAGACGCTATCTAGATCGACATAAATAACAGTGTAGGACGCAATAAGCCTGTAATATATACCTGGAAAATGCCATTTCCGTAGCGTCTTACACTAGCCCTCGCAATGAGGGCTTTCTTTTGGTTGCAAATCAGCCTGTTTTGTGCTATATTTTATCGTAACTGATAAATATCATACAGGCAACACACTATGGCAATCACTTCTAAATCAAGGCACAATCACTGTCCCGTTAAGGCAATACAAGGCCCATTCCACGATAGGCACTATGCAAAACTGATATGCACAAGGCACAACAAATGGATACAATGGCTTTCAAAGGCAGATTATGAAAACCTAACGGGGTTAAGGAACGACCCTCCCGTGAAACAGCAGAATAACGCGAAATAACGATTAACTGACTGTTTCAGCATTGTGAAATGCTCTGCTACTAACCGGTTGGACCCACCAACCCATAGTGAATTGCGTCCCTTAGAGGTTGCTGGTTATACAGCGTGAAAAGACAGCGAAGTAGCAACACCACAAGCAGGCACAGGTAGCCAAGGGAATAAAAGGCATTCGCCCATAAACGATCACCTGATTTTTTTTTCGTGGTTAAAAAACCGCGTTCCGGTCTTGTGAATTGGCAGTTGACTGTTTACTAAATGACTAATGGACGAGCAAGTCGTCCAAACAAATATATTTTCTTCGTCTGGCTACGCCACTCAAAAATATATTTGTTATTTGTTTTTCTTAGTTATCTCTTGGGAAGAAAACAGTTGAGTCTCGCAAGAGACGAAACAGGGAAGTGTAACTTCCCTCATAACTGTCCACGATAACAATGTGGCATTTATATAGAACTAAATATTACAAAGGAGAAACACATGGAACTAATCAGTGAATATCGAAATGAATCAAGAAGTGCTGAGGTATATCGCAACAATGCTACTGGGAAGTATTTGGTGAAATGTTATGATGGCATTGCACCCGATGATTTGGTATTAAAGCACCTTACAGATGGCAAAAAGCATGGCTATAGAACACTAAGTGAAGCAGAACTTGCCTGTGATGATTGGGTGAATCCCGAGGGAGAAGACAACTGGACATACAGCCTAACAGAACTGGAGGAGCCAGATGGCGATGCCTAAAGGCGAAAGACCTCATACATGGTTATACCCAGACCCTGTTGAACACAAACAGCATATTGCATACAACAGAATGAAAGCCCAAGCGGCATTTAGATCAGAACCATTTGAACTGACATTTCGTGACTTTCAAACTGCGTGGAGCGAACACTGGCATGAAAGAGGACGCAGACAGCATGAATACTGCCTTATACGCAAAGACCCAGATGAACCTTGGGCATTGGGAAATGTAGAAACCATGCAGAGACAAGAACACTTCAAAACAAGAACACGCAGGAGTTAAATACAGTATGAGCCATCAGAAAAGTCAAAAGACCACACCAAAGAAGACTGAAAAGGTCGAGGTAGATGCTGTTCTTGTGGGCAGAGACAAGAAACCAGTTCTGCCTAAAGATGTTCAGCGTTTGGCCAGCATAGGCTGTAAGGACACTGAAATCGCCGAATGGTTTGGTGTTGACACTAACACACTTCGCTATAACTTTAGCGTGGAACTGCTAAAAGGCCGCGAAAGCCTTAAACAGAGTCTGCGTATGAAACAGATTGAAGTTGCAATGAGCGGCAATGTGGTTATGCTTATTTGGCTTGGCAAGAACATACTGGGACAGTCAGACTCAAGCGTGGATGCTGAAGCAAATCAGCCACTACCTTGGGATTCAGTTGAGTGAAATACGAAATAATCTACGCTGACCCACCCTGGGACTACAAAGGCCAAACACAACACGGTGGCAAAGGCAATCCAGACAGTGGTGGTGCAATACGCCACTATCCCACAATGACTGTTCCAGAAATGATAGAAAATATTCACATCCCAGCGGCAGACAACAGTCTACTGTTTATGTGGACATCAAGCCCTCATTTAGATCAAGCAATAGACTTAGGCAAGGGTTGGGGATTCAAGTTTGCCACAGTGGCATTTGTGTGGGACAAACAGAGAGTCAATCCAGGCTTCTACACTATGAGCCAAACAGAACTGTGTCTTGTGTTCAAGCGTGGCAAAATATTCACCTGGATGGGCTGTGTTTGGCAATGAGGTTGATAAGTTTGAAACTGAATGATTGGCAAACAGAAGTAGCCGATGATCCTCACCGTTGGAAGGTAGTAGTAGCAGGCAGACGATCAGGAAAAACATATCTCAGCATACATCAAATATGTTGGCACGCTCGTTACCCCAATCAGAACATATTCTACATAACTTCATCATACAGAGCCGCTAAAATGATTGTGTGGAAACAGTTAAAGAACAGACTGTTAGACCTACGCTGGGCAAAGAAGATTAATGAATCAGAACTGCAAATCAATCTCAAAAATGGATCAGTTATCAGCCTAAAAGGTGCAGAAGATCCTAGTCGTTTGCGTGGTGTTAGCCTTTCATACTGTGTAATAGATGAAGCGGCATTCTGTTCTCCAGATCTATTCTTTGAAGTTGTAAGACCAGCACTGGCTGATCAACAGGGTGGATGCCTTTTTATAACCACACCACTGGGCAAGAACAACTGGATGTTTGACCTATACAACAATCAGGATGAATACCCTGATGCGTGGCGTAGTTGGCAAATTAAAACAGCAGAAGCAGGCACTGTGCCACCAGAAGAAATAGAAGCCGCTCGTGCTGACATGAGTGAGAAACAGTTTCGTCAGGAGTTTGAAGCCACATTTGAAACATTTGAAGGACGCATTGCTTGGAACTGGGACAGAGGTGTTAATATTTTTACACCAGAACAACCAGACACCAGTATACTTCACATAGGCTGTGACTTCAATGTTAGCCCCATAACTGCGGCAGTTCTAGTCAAGGAAGCAGACACACTACGACAGATAGATGAGATAGTTATGTTCAACTCAAACACAGAAGAACTGTGTGCTGAAATCAAGAACAGATACCCACAGTCAAAGATATTTGCTTACCCTGACCCTTCAGGAAAATCTCGCAGAACGAGTGCAGGTGGTGCCACTGACCATACTATTTTAACAAATGCTGGCTTCATTGTCAAGAGCCCAAACAGACACGATCCTGTTAGAGACAGAATAAACAATATCAACTGGTTGCTCAAAGCAAGTGATGCAGTTTCTAGATTAACCGTAGCAAAATCTTGTAAATACACTATAGATTGTTTAGAAAAGTATGCGTTCAAACCAGGCACACAAGTTCCTGACAAAGGCGAGTTTGATCATATGTTTGACGCACTTACTTACGCAACCAACTACATAATGCCACTGAAGAGGCATACAGAACCACAACAGCCACAACGCTGGGGACCAAAAACTAGGTAGAAAACATGGACCAAATTCAAACACTTTCAAACGCTGTCAGTCAAGCACTAGCAGAAAATACACTATACTCAACCTATGAACCACAATGGAGATACCTCCTTGAAAGTTATATGGGTGGCGATGAATATCGGCGTGCTGAGAACCTAGTGCGTTACCAACTAGAACAGGACAATGAGTATAACAACAGGCTGTATAACACTCCACTAGACAACCAGTGTGCTTCAGTTATTTCAGTGTATCAAAGTTTCCTATTCCGCACCCCACCAGAAAGACAGTTTGGCAGCATTGAAAACATGCCAGAGGTGGAAGAGTTCTTGGCTGATGCAGATCAAGATGGACAAGGACTAGACCAGTTCATGAAGGATGCTTCAACATACGCAAGCATCTTCGGAACCTGTTGGATAATGGTTACCAAGCCTTATGTTGGTGCTGTTACTATGGCAGAAGAACTTGCGGCTGGTGTGCGTCCATATGTTAGCCTGCTTACACCATTGGTAGTTACTGATTGGGAATGGCAACGCTCACCAACAGGCAGATATGAACTGAGTTATTTCAAATACCTAGAAGAAGTCACAGGCAATACCAAGGTTGTTAAAGAATGGTATCCTTGGGAAGTATATACTCGAATAGTAGACACAGAGAATGATATTATACTTGAAGAAACCGTAGAGAAGAACGGATTAGGCAAGATTCCCGCTGTTTGCTTGTATAACAAGCGTGGTGTGGTAAGGGGTATAGGCATATCAGACATACAAGACATTGCTGATCATCAGCGTTACATCTACAACTGTTATTCAGAAATACTACAATCAATACAAATGGATACGCATCCAAGCCTGGTAGCAACACCAGAAACAAATGTGGGCACTGGATCAGGTGCACTAATCCATATTCCAGAAAACATTGACCCAGCACTAAAGCCCTACCTACTAGAGTTTTCAGGTGCTGGCATTGACAAAATATTATCATCAATATCAGCATCCATAAGTGCAATAGAAAAAATGGCTAACATAGGTGCGGTGCGTAGCACTGAAGCACGCCGTATGTCAGGTGTGGCTCAACAACAGGAGTTCGAACTTCTCAATGCGAAACTGAGTGAGAAGGCTGACAACATAGAACTCGCCGAAGAGCAAATATGGAGACTGTGGTGTGAATATATGGGCAGGGTCTGGGATGGTGTTGTGGACTATCCTGGCTCATTCAATATCAGAGACACAGAAACAGAAATAAACCAACTAAAAGTGGCCGCTGACATAGTTGGTGATGATCCGGTTGCCCGCCAGGAAATAGTTGGTCGTGTTTTGGAATATCTTGGTGTTGAAATGCCCACAGCCCAAGAAGCAAGCGTGCCTGGCAGAACCTATCCTGATGGTGAGCCCATTGATCCACGCTTGCCTGATGCGTATCAGAAATGGGATTCAGAAACTGGTGAGAAGTGTTACAACTGCCAGTTCTACACAGAGGATGGACTATGCACTGCTTGGGATATGGCAGTGGTTAGACCTAAGTATTGGTGTGCTAGATGGGCACCAATCATTATTGCAACAGACGGGAGCGAATCGTAATGGCAATGCGTGGTAAAAAGAAGAAGCGTAGAGGTTAACTGGCAGGAATACTTCGAAAGCATACAGCCAGTATGTCCTTGGAGTATTTCAGCATACCGAAAGGGTGAGATAGCCATCCACTACGGGTTTCGTGACATTGCCCCACTGGATGGTTATCAAGCCCGCCTTTACATTGTAAAGCACTCACCCCGCCTGTGCAAACTGCACACAGACAGACTTAACCTAGCAAGACCACACGAAGAGTGGTTATGGAGTCACCCCAGTTATGGCAACTACTCAACACCAGTTCCAGTATTCATTCAACAGGATAGGGCAACCCTTGAGAGACTTAGAAAAATGGTGGATGAGAAGGAAAAATAAACCCCCAGCACGGTGAAACACTGAGGGTTTGTTAGCATGATTGGAGTATTATGGATTCACCGTTAAACTGTTACCAACCTTCTCTGTTACGAATCTCATCTAACACATCGTGCTCATTGCCTGCGGCACCACCTGCTAGGATAGCATTGTAAAGATTCCACAGTTCTCGCATTGTGTAGTTGTGATATTTGCTTTTCTTGTTGGTGTCAATCTGTAGGTTGTTTAGTTCAAATAATACATTCATTATGCAGTCTCCGACTCAAAACAATCTAATACTTCACAGTCTGGATAGTCGTCTTCAAATGCATCTCTTGCGGCGTTTGCATTCTCTGCAGGATAAACAGTCTCTCTGTCTTTGCCGTTTGAATCAAGGTATTCAATGTAGTAGTTCTTCATAGTGTGTGCCTCTGTATTGCCTATTTGCTTACTATACTGTTAGTATAGTGCCATCCTTGGCACTTGTCAAGTTCTTGAGGAGTGTATTGCAACCCCTCATATGCCAAAAGTTAAATGTGATAATCTACAGTTTCGTGCTTGCCAGTCTGTAAACTTAAACTAGGATCTTCACTGTATGTCTTACGAATATCGTCGTTAAGTTTATCCCATTCTTCTTTGTCTACAGGATGTATGATTCTACAACTATAAACTTTCTCTCCACGCATAGCACTCAACTGTTCGTCAACTTCGTGGAAGTTAATAGTCCAACCATAAAAGTCTTGCGAAAACATTTTGAGTGTGTTGTAGGCGTTGGTTTTGACGAGATAGTCTGCAATAGGTTGCACTGGCGGAGTGTGTAACCAATCATTACAACATATTGCTTCTAACAGTCTGCTCTTGTCTCTTTTGTGATTTTCGTTTACATCAATAGCATAACTCGCAAACTCATTGACACCATCTTTACAGTGTCTAATAGCAAGAATGCGTAATGTTGTAGTCGTCTGATTTGCTTGATTAGCAAAGTGTTGTTTTGCCTCTTCACGAGAACAGTTATTTGCTTGTGCATATGCACGGATTTGTGATTTAGTAGCCATTTTGTATGCCTCTGTGTGTTTGCCTAATAGCAAGCCTTATTACTTACTATACATATAGTATGCACTCAAAAGCACATACTGTCAAGTTCTTTTTATGCTGTCTCCTCAACAAACCATTCCAACAGTCTTGCAAAACTGCCTGTTGTAACAAGTTCGCCATTACAATATTCAAAACAAGTTTGTTCTTGTGCATTCCATTCAATAACAGTCTCACCATCAGTCCAACTGTCAATGTGCTCATACTCAAATGCTTCAACCAGTTTATTATAAGTTGCTTGGTCCATAGTGTGTGCCTGTGTTGCCTATTTGCCATTGTCTTATTAATATAACACCAATATCACACTGTGTCAAACAGATTTTCAAACTTTTGCTGTTCATAATGCAGTGTTTCCACCATGTGCAGTTCCCATTCGGAACCTCGAAACATCTTGTTCCAGCGTTGAACTGGTGCAAGTGCAAAGTCTTTGGCAGATCCATCCTTCTTAAGCCCAACACATTCACCAGCCATATCTTCTAGCAGTTCCATAAAGGTTCTGTTCACACCATTTGTTTTGGGAAAGCCTGGCAAATACCACTTGCTTGCAACAGCCAGTTCAGGATTGCTACAGATATCACCGTAGATCAGTTTGATTTGTCCCAGCAGATACTTTTGCATACGCTGTTTTTCTTGTGGCGTTTGAATGTAGTAGCGTGTGGCATACTGCACACCCTCTCTGGGTTTCATTTCTTTAATGCGTTCATACTTAAATGTAGGCATAACAGTCTCCAATCTGTTTATAGTATTTATACTAAACTCTAAAAACCCTTTTGTCAAGACAATATGAATAAATAAATGTATTATACTCATAGGAGGCGAGGCAACAATGGCCGTAGAAGAAACATTGGTAAGTGGAGTAACTGACACTCCCGCACAAGAAGCAAGTCAGGCACAAGAAAGCAAGACATATTCTCAAGAAGAAGTTGATAACATGATGGCCCGTATGCGTGGTTCATTGGAAAAGAAACTGCTTAAACCTTACGAGGACTTGGGAGATCCAGAAGAACTGCGTGAGTTGAAGGCGAGGCAAGAACAGCAACGCCAAGAAGAACAACTCAAGCGTGGTGAGTTTGAAAAAACACTTCAGGAAAAGATGTCTGCAAAAGAGGCTGAAATCCAAAAACGAGACAAAATCATCGAGGATTACAAACTGAATATGCCACTGGTGAATGCCGCGGCAAAATCAAAGGCTGTAAATCCAGAGCAGGTCCAAGCATTACTTCGTGGTAATGTTCGACTTGGTGAAAGCGGTGAAGCAGAAGTTTTAGACAGCACCGGTGCTGTAAGATATGACGATTCAGGTGCTCCAATGAGTGTAGAAGCATTTGTTGAAGAATGGTTAGGACAAAATCCACATTTTTTAAGTGCCGCTCCTGCCACAACGAACACCAAGAGTAATGTGATGTCACCTGCTCCTGAAAAGATTGATTTGGCTACATTGGATTTAACAGACTCACAAAATAGAAAAATCTATAAAGAGGCCCAACGCAAAGGGCTAATCTAATGCCAAATAAAGGAGAATTAAAATGGCTTTTAATACTGCATATGATCTTGACTCCCTAGTAGTCAACACCAAAGCGGCTACTGTGTATACTGCTCACGAGCAGAGTTTATTCCTCAGTGGCGATATGATTCCTATGGTAAACTTGCCAGCAGGATCTGTAACAGCACAAGTTCCAGTAATGGGTTCAGTAACAGCACAAAAACTTACAAGATCAGAACACAATGTTAACGACTTCAATGCGTTAGGTCTTACTGACACTAAAGTAACAATTGATGCAAACATCTATGCGGCTCGCGATGTGATCCGTGATCTTGGTCTTATTGATCCAAATGAAATTGGTCGTGCCCTTGGTAACGCTATTCAAGAAGCATTTGACATAGATGTTATGGCAGCACTTGGTGGCCTAACTGAAAGAGAAATCACTGACAGCACTTTGACTGTTAACGAAATCTTCAAAGCAGTTGGTGACATTCGTGAAGCCGGCGAAACAGGTCCATTAATGGGTATTGTTAGTGCAGCACAGTATGCTAACCTAATGAACGACATTGGTGGCACTTCATTTGCTGGTGGCGACTTCCAGACTCAGGCAATGAGAAATGGTTTCCTTGGTTCAGTAGCAGGTGTGCAACTATTCGTTAGTTCATACTTTACTGCTGATAACACTGGAAACACAAATGCCAAGGCTTGTATCTTTGGACAGGATGCACTCCGCATTGCTATGTTCAAGAATGTTGACCTGGAAGTTCAGCGTAGAGCAGAAGCAGTAGGTAACGACATTATTGCTAACCTACACGCTGGTGTTGGTGTTATTGATGCCAACCGTGGTGTTATTCTAGTTAATGACGCTTAATAAGGGGTAGAAGATGGCTTTTGTAGAAGAAAACGACACGGTAATATCATTTGCCGAATTCCAAGATGTAGTGTCAAGGGATCAAAGACTGTTTGATTCTAACGAGGGCCTCTTCGACGATGTTGTTGAAAACCTGTTAATCCGTGCTACCGAAAGAATACTTTCACAGTTGCGTAGCACGGATTGGTGGAGACAATACTATCGTGCAAGGGACACTGATACTGTTTATAGAACGGTTGCAGACATCCCTGAAGTGGATCCAGACAAAATCATAGACAGACAGAATGACTTTACTGACCTGTGTGTATACACTGCGTTGGCTGATTTTATTCTGCCACTGGTCGCTGATTTTGGCAATGAGGATTCAGCAGAACGACAGAAGATGGGTTATTATCAAAACAAAGCAGAATCACTGTTCAGAGAACTGGTGATTGCGGGTGATTGGTATGACTTTGATGAAGACGGCACTGTTGATCCTCCTGAAAAGGATCCTGGTAAAATAAACCTTAAGAGGGTTAGATGAGAACGGAAATTGTAGAATATGTTCAGGGATTGAATCTAGGTAGTTTTATTGTTACCAACGAACTGCCCTGGGATGAAAACGGTGTTCCACTCTATCTCAAAAACCCAAAGAAAGTTTATGTTACTCGCGAAACAGTAGACAGTGAAGACATAGTTCAAGCACTGGACGGCTTTACCTTAAACAGAGAAACAACTTCAGTGTCGCTAATATTTTCAAGCGATGCAAAAACAACAAATCCTGGTTATGAAGATGCCATTACCGAACTTAAAACTGCCAAGGACATAACTACCATAAGTGGTATTCAAAGCAGAACAGTTGCCATAAGCACAGAGTTCGAAGGTGACCTACAAGTAACCACGATTGACATAACATTTACAAGTCTACAATAGGAGAATTAAAATGGCTTATATCTATCCAGCCCCTGGTGTTACTGATGTTGAATCCACCCTTACCATAAGCGTGAATGCAAACGGTGCTGACACAGGGCTAGTTGTTCCTGCAATACAGGATGTAACAGTAAACGCGGCTAACGATGTGTTCACTTGGACACAGTTGGACGAAACTGCGAAGTTGCAGATTGCTACAACTTCAACAAACTCATTGGCAATGAACATCGTTCTTGACCAAGCAGTGTTCTTCGGAACAGATCCAGCCGCTGATCCAGCGACTGCTACAGAACACGGAATCTTTACTTTGAGTATTAACAAAACAAAGATTGATTTTGAACTTTACCTAGGTGACACTGATGCAGGTGCCGCAGGTAAAACTATCACAGGCAGTGGTTATATCACTGGTCTTGCTCCAACAGTAAGTGCTGATGCACCTGTTTGGGTATCACCAATCACAATCACTGTTGATGGCGAATACAGTTATTCATAACTGAAGTGTAGAGGGGGGCAACCCCCTCTGATTTAAAGGAAATGTGCGAAGGGTGATTTGGAAAAAGCACAATCACGCCTTCGCTTTCTTGTGGTTGTAGCAAATGAACTGGTTAATAGACAAGGAGATAAACAGTGAAACTATCAGAACTATCGAGTAAACCTGAACTTAAAAAAGTTGTTTTAGATGATGAAGAAATACAGAAAGAATTTGGTGAAGCCATTGAGTTCTATACCTGGGATCGTCAGCCAATAGACCTTCTTATGAAAATGGCAACCATTACACAAGAATCAGCCAACGAAATCATAGACATTGTTAGTGCTCTTGTGTTAGATGAAAATGGGAAGCCTGTTCTAGTAGACGGCAAAACTATTCCAACAAGTGTCATGCTCAAAGTAATCAACGCTGTGGTTGAAGATCTGGGAAAGTTGTAAACCCAGGTATTGATCCTGATGGTGTTGCAACAAACAGGGCAGTAATGCTTGACATGATGGCACATCGTTATGGCTGTTTACCAAGTCAACTGTATGCAAACGGTAACAGTCTTGATATCTGGGTTTTTGAAACCAGCATGGCGTATCAGGACTACCAACGCAAAATGGAACAGGCCCGCAATGGCAAAGGGCCAATACCCGCACCAGACATACCGGTAAATACACTACAAGAGATGATGGACAAGGTCAAGGGGAAACAGGTTGGCTCTCAAACTAAAACAAAATAAAATAACCCCCAGTTTGGGCAGGGTTGAAAAACAGTTTGACACACTGCCTAAAAAAGCATTTCAGTTTTGGCGTAAAACAACACCAAAACGAAGTGGGAATGCCCGCCGTAAAACCTCACTGAAAGGCGATATTATCACAGCCAAATATCCTTATGCCAAGCGTCTAGACAATGGTTGGAGCCGCAAAGCACCTGATGGTATGAGCGAACCAACATTTGACTACATCGAAAAGATTAGCAAAGGAATAATCAGGAAGAAATAATGGCAGATCTACAATATACCGCTGACATCAACACACGCCCAGCCACGCAAAGTCTGCAAAGATTGCAGAGAAATGTAGGCGAAACCAGTGAAACATTTGGCAGACTGCGAAGTGCAATAGCAGGTATTGGTATTGGTGCACTCATACAACAGAGTGGGCAACTTGCCAGCACTATGACAAACATCAGCAAAGCAACAGGTCTTGCTTTGCAAACTGTGGTTGGATTCAGCCAAGCACTTGTTCAAGCAGGTGGCACAGCAGAAAGAGCCGCTGATGGTATCAGTGATTTTACTAAAAATGTTGGTGAAGCCGCACAGGGCAGTTCAGAACTGCAAAGAACATTCAACAGATTAGGCATCAGCCTAGAAGACCTAGCAACACTTTCAAACGAAGACCTATTCAAACTCACAGTTCAAAGACTTGGTGAAGTAGAAGACGCCAGTGAAAGAACAGCAACAGCCTACAGACTGTTTGGAGAAAGTTTCAAGGGTGTAGATGTTCTAAGTCTAAGCAAAAACCTTGACAGTTTAACACTAGCGAACAGAGATTCAGCAGAAGCAATACGCAGGGCCGCTGATGTAAGTGAGAGATTAAGTGCCGCATACTTCACTCTCAGGGTTGAAGTTCTAAACAGCCTAGCACCATTCGCAGAGTTTGCTTTGGCAATCAGTGACAACAGCAGTAATGTAAGAACATTTATAAGATTGTTGGTTGAACTTGGTGCTGTGGCAGCACAGTTCTTCATACTGGGCAAGGCACTTGGTGTTGTCAGCAGTGCATTTAGAACGCTAGGAGCCATTGGAGGCAGAATAGGCAGTGTGTTTAGAACTATTTCAGATGAAATAGCACTGCTAGGACGCTTCATCAGTGAAAATATTCCTGCCTTAAGTGGATTTGCAGTGGCATTTGGCCATTTAACCAGTGCAATAGGCGGTGCCTATGATGGCCTATTGCGTTTCTTAGGACTGAGAAGCGATGTAGAACAAACTGCTCAAAGCATAGAAGACAGTGGAGAAAGTGCAAAAGATGCTGGAGACAGTGCCGCTGGTGCTGTTAGAACAGTTATTGATGCACTTCAACAGCAGAAAGCCAGTCTTGATGTGTTAGTTGGAGGTTATCAGCGTCAGAATGAACAAATGGTTGCCAATCTACAAACACAACTTGAGCAGATTGGACTTACCAACGAACAAATAGAAAAAGAAAACACTGTATTAAGACTGCAAGAGCAGATACAAAGCCAAATACAGGCACTTAAAGATCGCAAGGCACAACTAAACGCCGAAGACGAAAAGAATATTCCAATCATAGAAGAGATTGAGAAACGAATTGCCGCACTGGTATCACAAGAAGAAAAACTGTTACCACAAGTGCGTGCTGTGGCAGAGGCAATATACCAAAAACGCTTGCAAATGGAAAGAACAACAGAAGCAGGTGTTAAGTTTGCTGAAAGCATGCAGAAAGCACAGCAGGCAACAGCAACTTCTAAACAGTTTGTGGCAGATTTAGAAAAGCAGACTCGTGATGCGGCCTATGAGTTCCGCACAATGAACATGGATCCGCTAGAAAAACAGATTTCAGACATTCGCAGAAAGATTGAAACTGACCTGAATGCTAAAATACGCGAACTGCAAGGTTTGCAAAATGCACAGAACTTCCAAGCAATACAGAATCAAATAGACAAGATGCGTGAGGCTGCCAAGAAGCAGGCTGATGCACAAGCAGAAATAGCAAGACAGGCTTATGAACACCAGCGTTCGTTCTCTGCAGGTTGGAAGCGTGCATTTGATGATTATGTTGATAATGCAACCAATGCCGCAAAAAG